CGCTTTCCGGCTCGATGCTGACAACGCGCACGCGCAGGCCCGGCGTCTGCTTGAAATCGTAGATCCACAGCGTGTCATGCGCTGGGTTGTCGCTGCTGTTCCCCGGCAGTCGTGCGTCCTCGGGCCACTGTTCGTCCAGCTCCACCGTACGGCTCTCGCCAGCAAACGGCTTGACCCGCAGCACGCGATAGACGCGTTCGCCGGGAATGCGAAGTCCGATGTAGGCGTTGCCGCTCACCGGCGCTGGTACCGGTTCATCAAGCGTCAACGTGACGGTACCGGCGGCACTGACTGCCACTGCCACCCGGCCACCAAAGCCCCACTGCGTCATGTCGTGCTGCATGGCCAGCAGCGACAAGCGCTGGTAGGACATGTGCTCGATGTCGGTGCTGTAACCGATGTCCTTGTACTGATACAGGGACTGGGCCAGGTGCCACCGGGCCAAGCACGCGGCGTGCGCCTCATTGGTCACGCCCTCGCCGGCGACCTGCGCCGGGTTGAGCATGGTGGTGATGCCCGGCGCCGGCACGCGTAGGGTCTTGGTTTCCCACGTGGCAGCGTCGAGATAGGTGTACTCGATCCCGTCTGCGGCGTTCGACAGGTTGTAGTCCACCTGGAACTGCCCCTTCTTGATCGTCGCCATGTTGACGACGCCAGACAGGGGTTGCTCCTGTGCGGCCCATACGACACCAAGGCGCCCACCGGCCCAGGTGATCTGCCCGAAGCCTGCCAGCGCGATCGTAGACAGCACCTGCTCGTGGTTGCGGGCGTCCTTGATGTAGTAGTCGTAGGTGTACCCATTGGCGGCGCAGTGCAGCGAGAACGCCTTCAGTGACTCGATGTCGATCTGCTCATCCGACAAGGCCATGCCGCCGAGCAGCCGCCCTTCGCGCCTGATGCCGCGTGCATACGCGAGAATGTGCGCACCGGGGTTACTGCTCTCGACTGTTGTAAAAGCGGCGCCATCCCACACGGGAATCGGATCGGCATAGCCGACGGCACGCAGTTCATCGGGCGATCCATTGAGCTGGCCGGTGGCCTTGATCCGGACGCCGGTGCGCGACAGCCCGGTGTAGTCGGCATCGTCGGCCTGCACGCTGGTGAGCGTCGTCCACTGGAAGTCGTTGTAGTGGGTGTTGCCGCCGCTGTAGTTGCCCTCGCCCGTCATGTGGACGCGGACTTCGTACTGCCCACGTGCAACGTCGCGTGACATCGTGGCGCGCTTGGCGTCCATCTTCTTGGACTTGAAGCGCTGACTGACCAGCGGCAACCACGAGGTGGTGCCCACTGCGCGGTATTGGGCCTCAATGGTCTCGTGGACATCGTAGCCCTTGCCGCCACCGCCCATTCCGCCCAGCATGTATTCCAGGTTGATCTGGATGCGCACGGTGTCGGCACTCGTGGTGCGCTCCACCCATGCCTTGCTCTTCTCCAGCTCTGCGCCGTCGATGGTGTCGGCGTTGCTGTAGAGCGGGATGTTCTGGTCCGGCATCTGGCTGTAGCCAGCGTGATAGACCTGCACCCCCTCATAGTTCGACAGCACGGTGTCGCCGTTGTAGAAAGCCTCTACACGACCGACGTTGATGCCCGCGCATAGCAGCAGGCCAAGGTACTGATCGTTACCTTCGTACCAGGCGTACGGCTTGCTCAGCAGATCCGGGGTGATCCTCGCCCGGCCGAACAACATGGGCAGGGGCTCATAGGGACGGAGCTGATTGCGGGCGCCGGAGATCGAATAGACGGAGTCCTGCTGCTGGCTGCCGGACTTGGCCTGCTTGGGCGTAAGCACTTTGTTGATCAGCATGGAGCCGGCGATGAACAGGCCGGCGCCAATTGCAGCAGCGGCCATACCTCCGGCAGCGACTCCGAACGCTGGGGCAATCCACGCCGCGCCAGCACCCATGGTGAAATAGGTGAGCGCAATCATCGCTACAACAGCCAGGGCGGACTTGCCGACGCCGCCGCGCACCTCGATCACTTGACCCTGCTTTGCATACACGCAGTGCCACAGATGGCGCTCCACAGGCACGCCACCGATGGATACGGCCCACGGCTGCCCATCCAGCTCAGGCACGTTGCGCATAAGCAGGGCGTACAAGCTCTCCCCCACCCTCGCCTCCCACACAACATTGCGCTGGCCATCCAGTAGCAGCGGGTGCGGAGTGAAGATCAGTTGTCCGGGCTGGGTGCGCGGCAGTTCCATCAGACCCATGAATATGTTCCTTCCACTCGAAGCCCGAAGTCGGGCAAGTCGCGAACGCGGTGCAGGATGCTGCAACCGGTCTTTTCGTTGGCGTGCAAGATCCAGTTCTCGTGAGCCAGATAAAAGAAAACCCCGGCATGGCCGGGGCGTTTGTGTCCGTGTTCGATCATCAGGACGAGATCGCCATCCTGTGGTGTATCCGTTCGTCGGGCATATGGCCTCGATAGATCGCCAATGGCGGCCTGCCCTTCAGCACCGCGCGGACGGCGGCCGGGCATCTGGATATCGCGCCCGAACAGATCCCGCTGAACCAGCGCGACCAGATCGGCACAGTCGAAGGTTTGCTCGTCGTAGGGAAGGAGCGTGAATTGCTCGACATCGGCCAAGCGCATCAGAACGCCCCCGGCGCTGTGAACGGGTTGTAGCGCAGGCGCACGGCCTGCTGCCGCATCAGCGAGTCGTAGCCGCACTGGGCGGTGGCAGTCTTCGTGTTCACCGATACCTGCGTCATCGGCAGGATGTAGGTGCGCTCGATCACATTGGGGTCTGCGCGGTCGCTGATCTTCAGCCTGGCCGTGACAACGTCCTGCGGCCCCAAGGACTCCAGGTCATCTGTGATCCCTCGTCCGATGTTGTCCAAGGTGAGCACGGCGCGCGGCGTCTGCCCGGCCACGTCATCGGGCAGCTTGAATCCGAACGGCACGCCGATGTACAGGACGCCGTTGCTCGTCCAGTCCTTCGTGTCGTTGACGATACGCAGGGTCTCGGCGAACGACGGCGCGGAGACTTCGAGGAACAGCAGGGTGCCGGCGGTGTCAGTGACACGCTGCCGGCGTTCGAGGAAGGTGGTCATCGCAGATACTCCAAGGTCACTTCACGTCGCCAACGCTTACGATTGTTGTTGACGGCTGCCAACTCGCCCAGCGCTCCGTTCTCGAAGCGCGCGGTAATGGGGTTGCCCGTGCGGGGGTGATCGACCGTGAACCATCCAATCCTGCCAATCGCCTGGAAGTACCAAACTTCGAAGGCATCGACATTGGCACTGCTATTAAATAGCAAAGAGCATTTGATCTTGGCCAACACCTGCGTATTGACCAGCCGCTGTTTCGGCACGCCGCGTTCCATCTCGGTGCGCTCGACGCTGGGGTCGAATGACTCGCCGTAGCTGCCAGCCAGAATGCAGATGCCGGTGGGGAAGGTTCCCATTACACGCGCTCCTGTACGTCGAGGCGAGACTTGATTGCCTGGTTGACCTCTCCGCCGCTCTGGATGTCTTCCGCCACTGCCCCAATGAGCATGCGCAACATCTGAGTTCCATCCGACTGAGGAACCATCCTGGCGCTCTCCACGCGTGCAGGTGCTCCATTGTTGATTATCTCCACGCGCGCGATGCCTGCACCACCAGCGCCGCCTGAGCCACCGCCTAGCTTCTGCATTAAAGGGGAGACTAAGCCACGTTGAGCACCCATCATCAACATGGTCTGCCCTCCGACCTGCAGCAGCTCCGGCCCATGCTCGGCAACCGGCATCATCGTGCGAGGCTGCGCGAGACCTCCCCCCGCCTTGCCAGCGCCTTTGGTGATAGATCCGCCAACACCGCGAATGAAGTTTCCGAAGCCGCCAGCACCGCCGTAACTAGACATCGCGCCGCCCAGAGCGTTCAGTAGCTGTGACGCAGCCAGCTCCGAAAGCATGCGCTTTATCATCTGCTCGAAACTGTCACCGATATCAGCGAACTTGCCGTCCAGGATGTTGTACATGCTGTCGCCCAAATAGCTCTGGATGTTCCGAGCCGCCTGGTCGGCCGTGGCGGTCAACGCATCGAACTGCGTGCTGGCCTTCTTCCCGTATTCCTCCTGAGCCTTGGCAGTGTCATCCCAGACCTTCTGGATATCCGACATCTCATCCAGCCAGTCGATCCATTTGGCGTTCTCGGCAATCACTTCTTTCTGAGCATCGGAGTACTTAGCCAACGCGCCGTGCATGGAGTCGTAGGCAACCTCAGCTGCCTTAGACGTACTTCCGAACAAAGCAATCTGCCGCTCCTGGGCGGCCACCAGATCGTTGTAGGTTTCGACCTGCCGTTCCGCCTCGCGCCGTGCCTCTTCTGCCTTTCGCTTCGTCTCACCCGTGGCGGCGCTTGCCGCCTTCGTCGCGTCCGCGTATCGCTTCTGTGCCTTCTCTTGCTCGTCAATCAGGCGCACGTACTCCATGCCCTGAGCCAGGCGCGTCGTCATGTCGGTAGGCGTACCAGCGCCCGACACCCAGTCGCGAACATCCAGAGTGGCGACCTGCGTGGCGCTCTTGCCAATCCGTTCGATCTGCCCCGGAAGGCTACTCAGAGCCGACTGGATCTTCTTACCCGCCGCGTCCGCCGCGACACCCAGCCCATCCAGCGCGCCCGCCTGCTGCCGGATTGCACCTGCCGTTGCATTGGCCTGTGTTTGGGCTTCGGCATTAGTGCTATTGAATGATCCGAGGATGCCACGCTTTCGCTCCGTTTCGCGCGCAGCCGTGGCGATGGTGTCTGTGAACTTGATGTAGGTCTCGCGCAGCCGGTCGCCGGCAGGCTTCCCATCAAGCAGTTCCGTGTTGAGATCAGCCAGACGCGCGGAGAACTGGTCAGCGGACAAGCGGCCGCCGTCGAAATCCTTTTGCAGCCCCAAGATGGCTTCGCGATAAGGCCCTGCGAAATTGCTGCCTATCTCTTGATTAGCCGTGCCGAACATCGAGTTGAGAGAGTCACGGATAGACTCTGCACTCTTTCCGATCTCTTCTTCCAACCGCAGAATCGCACCGGCCTGCTGCTCCTTATTCAGCTCCCGGAACTTGGCAATGGCCTCGTCCGCAGAACCCGACCAATTGTCGAGAGCCTGTGCAGCCGAATCGGTGTTGTCTCTGAAAGCAAGCCAACCAGCCGCTGCAAGTCCAACAGTAATGGCCAGTCCGGCCGGTCCACCGAGAAAGCCCAGTGCAGCCCTACCGGCCGTGGCCGTCAGATTGGTGGCGCGCCCATATGCCGTCTGCGCCTGGGCTGCTGCAAGCGTTGCCTGCCGCTCTGCAAGCAAGGCGGCTGCCAGATTGCGAGACTGGCGCGCACTATCCGTGGTGCCGCGAGTTGCCACCATGGCGGCCTGCGCCCGGCGCACATCCGCCTGCGCCTTGAGCTGCGCTTGGAGGGTGGCGTCGCGGACAGCAACCGCCTCTGCAATGGCTGCGGTGCGCGACTGAACGAAAGATACGGCGGCCTGCGCTGTTGAGGTCGCCATCAAGATCATCTTGCCGGCCATGGCGCCCAGAGCTGCGCCGCCGCCAATGGTGACCAGCGCATTGAGGTTCTCCGTGACTGTCTCAATACCGCCGACCAACACCTGAGTGGCGCCAAAGGCTTCGTTCTGGCCTCCTACCCATGCGCGCAGCTCGTTCCGAAATCGCGTACCGGCGTCCTGCACCGTCGTCGGCATAGCCTCCACTTCGTCGCGGAGCTTGCCCATCTGGGATGTGATCGCTGGAACAACCACCTGCGCGGTCAGCTTTCCCTCTTGGGCCATCGCCTGCAGCTCGGCGGTGGTCTTCCCCAAACCTTCACCGAGCGCCTGCACCACACGGGGCGTTTGGAGTAGCAGCGTCTGAAACTGGTCGGTGGCGATCTTGCCCTGCACCATCGACTTGGCCCAAGCATCATTCGCCGATGCACCACGCTGGGCATTGCTGCCGCCGGCAACCAGCGCCAGCCCGAGGGCTTCAGCGGCATCGAGAGTCTCCGACGCAGCAAAGCCCATCTCGCGCATGGACTGTGCTGTGCCAGCAAACTGATCCGCAGCCTCGGTGTAATCCCGGTAGGTACGGTTAGCGATCTCCATCAACCGAGACTGGGCAAGCGTGAACTCGTCCTGGGTCTGCGTAGCCAGTTTGATACGGGCGCTGATCTGGCCCCAGTCGTCTGCCATCCCGACCAGCGTTCCCACGCTGAAGGCACCGGCCGCTACCGCCGCATATCGCCCGATGGCCTGTGAGCTCGCCTCGATTGCCGTGGCGTGCGTCCGGGCTGCAGCGGTTTGGGCATTCCACGCCCGGTTGGCATCAGCGCCGCCTTCGCGTACCGAACGAAAGTACTGCGCGCCCATGCGGGAAGCACGGTCCATCTCCCGCTGGTACTTCGTTGTGTCCGCAGAGACGGACACGATCAACTCTCGCAGGCTGGTTGCCACGCTGTTCTCCAAACAAAGAAAGGACGGACTAGCCGCCCATCAACCGCTCCAATGCCACCTCACCGTCGTCACCGGCGGACTCGCCCCAACGCGGCATCAGGTCGATGATCTTGCCGCCCCCCATCGATGCGGAAATCTGTGCCGCATGGAAGTCTTGCCGCTCGGCGCCCAGTGGCGATTCGAGGTCCCTGGCCATCCAGATGGCCAACTCGGCAGGGTCCATCGTGTCGCGGATCTCGCGAATGGTGCGGCCCAGCGTTCGTGCCAGGTCACACAGGAAGCGCAGGCCGGGCTCCTGCGCTAGTCGTTTCCCGCTTCGGCTACCGGATCTTCCTTCTGGCTGATTCCTGACAGCTCGAATGCCTTGTCGACCAAGCGGCCATGTACGTCTGAGAACGAAGCGGCTACGTCGTCGGCGTCACGGTCAGCCAGTGCGCGCTTGCCGTCTTCGCCGAACAGGGTGCGCACCAGCACCAGAGCCGTGGCGCGGATCACATTGACGGGCCGTTCGCTGGATTCGCCCGGCTCGATGCCGGCGGCCTCGCGAGCCTTGGCGATCTCTGTTCTGTAATCCATCCAGTCGCCTGCGGTGAGCTGGCGCACGATCAGCTTGGCGCCTTCCCACTCGGGAACGGTTACCCGCTCGTGCTTGAAAGGCGCGAGCGGGGCCGTGGCGAGGGCGCGGATATTGCTCTGCTTCGCCATGTCGTCTCCTTACGGGCCGACCGGCGGCACGTAGGCAGCCCGGACGATGGCCGAAACGATGGCCACGGTGAAGGTCGCATTCCACTTGCCGTTGACTGCTGACTCCTCGCTGGTCTGCGTAACAACGCCGATGAACCGGGCCTCGCGGTTGCGCGAGTCGATCACCCGGAAGCAGTAGCGGTCGCCGGTCGCTTCGGCCTCGCGCAACTGGTCCTGGGCTTCGTCGCCGTCGAAATAGTTGCCGGAGAAGGTCGCGGTGCCATTGTCCTTCAGGCCGAAGTCCTTCTCGACCACTTCCGAGCAGAAGGTCGAGACATCGATCTCCGTGCGCTGGCCGCCGGCGCGGTTGTAGCTGTTGAGGGTGCAGCCCAGCGCGATGAAGTCCTCGTCGTCCACGGGCGCAACCGGTAGTGCGTCCATGGACTCCAGCGAGATCATCAGCTGGGTGCCTTGGGAGCGGGTGAACTTTGAAGTCATGTTGGTTACCTCAGATTGTTGGTGTTTCAGTGGTTGCGGCGACTTCCCAGGACACACGATGGAGCTTTGTGTCCGGCTCGTACCCGCTGGGGAGCCGCCGAATGCTCTCCGCGGCAAACTCAGAATCCTGTTCTTTCAGGAGGTGGTAGACCTGCCACCCAAGCGAAGTGGCCTCGCCGCGGCTGGCTGCCCAGCAGTCGATCTGGACGCTTCCGGCGTCGCTTCCATCGGGTCCGCAGAAGGCCATGCCGAGTTCACCGCCGACGTGGAAGTGGGTGATGTAAGGCCGCTGGACGGGATCGGGCGCAACGCCCCCGTACACACGCCCACCGGCGAGTCCGGCTAAGCGCTGCTGAATGATGGTTTCGATCATCGCCGGCTCAGTGCCTCATCAATGGCGGATGCCAGACGCTCGCGAACAGCACCGGCAATCTCGTCCTCGTTGTTGTCCCAGGTGGGACGAATCCACGGCCTGGCCGGCTCTTTGCTGGTGCCCAGTTCGGAGAAGCGCCACGTGTAGGCAGGCGTGCTGCGACTGTCTTCGCGAGGTGTTGCAACGACCTTGACGCCGGCAGTGAATGTCCCTGGTGGGTTGTCTCGTTTAGCTGCCGCGACGACGCTCTTTCGCGTCACCCCTTTCTCCACCGGTGCCTCATCACGGATGGCATCCCGACCCACTCGCGCGCCAGCCATGGTGGCCTGCCGCAGCACCTTCTTCTGCGCGCCACGCGACAGGCGTGTGAAGTCCTCCGCAAGGCCGCCAAGGCCGCGGATGTCGACTGTGATGCTCATTGAATCAACCTGGGTTGAGGCCGGCGACGGCGATGATTGCCGTTTCGCTTCGATCGTTGCTGGTGCCGGCAGACTTGATGTCGTAGACCTTGCCCTTGTGGACGATGCGCCAAGCCGGATCAATGTCGCGCGGGAGGATGTCCCACTTGATCTGTTCGCGATAAGAGTTGGCGCCGGACGCAATCGCCTCCGCCGTAACGCTGAGTTGGTTGGTTTTCCGTGCCCACACAGAAACCACGTCTACCCATTCGGTCCCAATGACCTCATTCAGGTCATTGGTTACCGTCACCAGCTGCTGGAGGGTGATTCGGTGGTTGCGTTCGCCTGCACTTAGGGACACGGATCAAACTCCAAGACCGATACGGTAGGGCCACAAGAGATTGCGAGCACCCTCTTTCATCTCCGACACAATGGTGCCCGTGATGACCTCTTCGCGATTTCGATAAAGGTGGCCAAGCATCAGCAGAACCGCCGCGCGAACTGAGTCATTGACCACAATCGGCTCGCAGCCTGCCGTGCCATCAAGCACCGCCGCTTCCATGGAAGCCGCGTCCGGGAACACCCTTCGGTTAAGAAACTGCTGCGCCGCTCCTTCAGACGCGCTGCTGTACACGTGCAGCAATTCGTCATCCTCGGGGTCCGCACGGCAGTGCGCGCGGGCCTGCTCAATGGTGATCAGTTCCACGGTCAGACCTTGCCCTTGCCTTGGCGGGCCTTCTTGCCAGTGGGCTGTTCGCTCACTGCGTCGGCGGATTCCTCGGCCACTTCAGTGACGGTGGCTGCTTCCAGCGCAGGCTCCGGTAGCTCCGCCTGGGGCTGTTCGCTCACTGCGTCGGCGGCGCCAGTGTCGATGAAGTACTGCCCGCGGCTACTGTCCATTCGCACGGTGGTACCGGCGCGCGGGTCGGGATCTTTGAACTTGATAAGCATGGTGTTCTCCAAACCCGGCCTGCGCAGTCGCAGGCCGGGTCCTCACTGGAACGGTGGATTACGGGCCGACGTTGCCCAGGTCGCCGTAGATGAAGGCCTGCGGGCGGTACACCGCCAGCGCCAACCGCTCTTCAGCCAGGATGGTCACCAGGTTCTTCACGAAGTCGTCTTCGTTCTCGGTGGCCACCTCGACGCGCGCCTGCCAACGGTCGAACACCTGCGCGCCCAACTTGAACGCACCGGTGAGGAACTTGTCCTCAGCGATCGCCTGGGTCGTGACGACCGGCAGGTTCCACAGCGTGGCGCCGATGACGCCCTGCGGGTTGCCGATGATGTAGCGACCGGTGGTGTCCTTCTCCAGCTCGACGCGAGCCCAGTCGATCGGGTTCAGCACGATGCCGCTGGCCGGGAACTCAGCCAGCTGCGCCTGCAGCATGGCCAGACGGATCTTGTCGATCGCCGTGGCATCGGTTGGCGCGAACGGTGCGGCATAGGCAGTGGCCTGCGGGATGATGCCCAGCAGGTTCTGGCCGGTGCCGTCGCCATTCAACAGCTCCTGCTCTTCCTTGAACGCCAGGCCGTAGCGCAGGCGGCCATCGATGTAGCTGGCCAACTGCGATGCATCGCTCAGGATCTGGCGCGAAGCCTTCATGTAGTGCGCGATCACCTTGGCAGTGGTACTCACCAGATCGAACTTCAGGCTGGACTCCGGCTTCTTGGCACCCTCGGCAACCGGCGCAGCGTTGTTGGTGAAGCCGGTCTCCTTCACGTACTCCAACGTGTTGCCGTCCATACGGCCCGGGGTGATCAGGTCGCGAACCGTCAGGCGGCGATCGGTTGGCGCAATGATGCCCGGCAGACGGGTACTGGTGACCAGATCACCCGCCGCGCCATCGGTGTCGGTGGTAACCGAAGTGATCGCAGCACTGAACGTCATGTCGACGCGACCACGCGGGGTTGTCCTGGCCGCAAAGGCCTGGAACTCGTCACCGTTTACGAACTGCTGGCCGAACGTCTGGTGCTGCACGTCGCCGCCGGCGCCATTCGCCTCGATCTTGGCCAGTTTCTGCTCGGCAGCCTGCAGGTTGGCCTGCAGTGCGCCCTGGGCGGTCAGCAGCTCATCCACCTTGGCGCGGGTTTCGGAGTGCAACTCGGCATTCTTGCTGGCCTTCTCGGCCTGGGCTTTGAGCTGATCGCCAACAGTCTGCAGGCTGGCGTTGATGCTCTGGATGTCATTTTCCAGGGACATGAGTGTTCCTCTTCAGTTGTTGATGGTAGTAAGGGCTGCGGCCAGCGCCGCGGTGTTGCTGAGCGCGCCGGCGGCCGGCCGCTGTCCGGTGGGATCGCCCTCACCGCTGCCAGCGGGATCGCCCCGGCTGGACTTGATTTCACTGATCAGGCGCATGGCTTCGGACTTCGGCATGCCGGTGGCACGCAAGCCCGCCTCCACACGGCGCACCGCTGACGCGTTCTCCTTGCTGGCGCCTTTCTCCACCTGGTCCGAGGCAAGCAGCTCGTCGGCAAAGCCGTCCTCCACAGCGGAGGCGCCGCCTATCCATGTCTCGGCATCCATCAACTTGGACATGGCCTTCTGCTCGGCACCGGTGCGCGCCGCGTAGATGCTGGCCATCGCGTCGTCGAAGGGCTTGAGCGTTGCGGCTACGTCGGCAAGGTCATGGCGATTCCCAACAGCAACCACCCATGCGTTGTGGATCATCAGGAAGCCGGCGCGAGCGATCTGGACCGTGTCACCGGCCATGGCGATGACGGACGCAGCCGATGCGGCCAAGCCCAGTACCTTCACCGTGACCTCGCCGTCGTGCTCGCGCAGGAGGTTATAGATCGCGAGGCCTTCGAACATGTCGCCGCCAGGGCTGTTGATGTTGACCGTGACCGGTCCTTTCCCCATCCCACGCAGGGATGCCGCGATGCGCTTGGCGGTCACGCCTTCGCCCGTCCAGTAGTCGTAGCCGATCACGTCATAGATGCTGATGGACCGTTCCGCATCGGTGTCGGAAGCCGCCCTGACGCCAGCCTCCCAGCGGTCAAGTGCGCGCGGCTGGATCTGGCTGCTGACAGCGGCGCAGGGGCGCCCCTCCGGTACACCAGGCAGCGTCTTGATCGTCATGTGGTCAGTCCTTCTTGTCGTCGTCGAAACCGAGGAACGCGCGGATCGCGGCCCGGGCTTGGTTTGCATCGGACGCCTGACCAACGCTGTCCAGCGTGGTCATGGCGGATTGCACAGTCAGCACTGCGGCATTGCCGCCCATTGGCTCGCGGTCTTCCAGTTCGCGCACTTCGTCGCGGGTCAGGATTCCGTTGTTGACCATCGCGGCATAGAACGCGGCACGGCCCGCGCTGTCAGCGCGCAGGAGGCCCTCTACTGTGAACTTCGGGTAGAACCGCAAGCGCTCGGCCGGCGTCAGCAGGTCCTTACTGATGGCTTGCTCAATCCGACGCAGCCACGGCCCCAAGGTGAAAGTGAGGAACCCGATCATCTGCTGTTCGATTCCGGTTCCCCAGCTGGTGGACTTCTCGGTGTGGCCAACCATCCACGGCGGTACGCGGAACCAGCGGCAGATCGACTCCACGGAGAACGCCCGCGACTCCAACAGCTGGGCATCCGATGGCTTGATGCCCAGCGTACCTGCCTCCGTTCCACCTTCAAGCAGCGGGGTTTCACCGCGCTCAATGGAGCCCATCAGGTTCTTCTTGAACTCGTCCCGCTGGCTCGGCTTCAGGAACGCATTGACTTTGTAGTAGATCGTTTGGAGCAGCCCATTGCGGAAGGTGCGTGCCGCTGCTCGGTCTGCAGCAATGGCATTGCCGAACACCTTGGCGCCGTAGGCGATGACGGAAACGCCGTTCTCGCCATCCAGGGTAAAGCCTGGAATGCGCCAGATCCGATTAGTAGCAATGATGCGCGGCGAGCCGTTGGAACGAAGGTAGCGGTAGACCTTGTTGCCATTGACGTCTCGGTTGATGGTCAGCTTTCCCGGGTCGAGAAACTGCAGCCCAATTAAGCGCTCTCCGGCGTAGAGCTTTTCCGCATAAGCGTTGCCGCGGAGCAGCATGGATACGATCATGGCTTCCCAAAACACAGCTGCCGTGGAATCGATGTTGGGCTGGTCATGCACCACAAAGTGCAGCGGATGTTGGCTCGCGACTCGCTTCCCTGTCTTCGTGCGCTCGTACATGGAAAGCGGCAGCGTGGCGATAGTCTCCGAGATCAGCCGAACACACGCCCATGCGGCGTCAACCTGGAGGACAGCCTTCGCCGTGACGGCCACCCCGGCCTCGTTTGCCATCTCGCGGTCGATGTAGAGCTCCGCGTCACGCGTGGTGAAGGAACGCACCCAGCCATCGACGGCTGCGCGGACACGACTCAGCACGCCTCGACTTTGAGACTTCTTCATGCGCGCCCTGCCATGACCGGATCACTGAGCCAATCGTTCATGCTGCCCCTTCCTTCCGGATTCAATGCCATCAGGTGCACGGCGCTGAAACCCGCCATCAGCGGGTCGATCTTCGCGCTGCCGCTGGCCTGCTTCGTGATTGATACGGCGTTGCCTACCGGCACCACCTTCGCGTTGCCCACGCACCAGGCCATCAACGGCTGGCCCGCGTGGATGATTCGACCGCCAGCAAGTTCACGCTCGGCCGTCTTGATTGCACCGTTCAGCTTCCAGCCCTGCGACACCGCGACGATCTGCTCCATCACGATGCCGCGCTCGTCAGTGGTCAGCTCATCGATGATCGCGCCGATGCCGGCCGGGTCGACCCCGATGCCGTGCTGCTCAGGGAGCAAGCCCGCATCGTTGACTTGGCAGACGATGTCGGCGAGTTCCTCCACGTCTTCTCCCGGAACATCGACGATGGTCAGATCGCCGGCTGCCTCCAGGTCTTCGAGCTTCGGCCCCAGCTCCTGACGGCGCTCGTCCAGCACAATCCGGTGCGCCCAGGCATGTGACCACCACAGCCACCGGCGCGTTTCGCGCTCCCGGCCCAGCACCGTCAGCCCCAGCAGATCGTCCAAGCCGCCACCATCGATGCCGATGGTGCAGACCTCGCACCGCGCCAGCAACGATGCGAATGACAGCGCCTTATCGCCTTGCCGCACCCAGAACTTTGCCCCAGCCCAACTTCCGCCGCTGCTCTCGCTTGGCGGAACATTCAACCGCTTGGCGAGAAAAACCCGGAGCGACTGTCCTCCGGCGACCTTCGCCTCTTCGAACTTCCGCATGAAGTCGACCGGGTCCACCGACGCGCCCCAGTTGGGGTTCATCAGGTGGAAGTTGGTCGGCTCCTGATACGCCTTCGACTTCACCATGTCTTCCGGCCACTCATAGAGCAGCGGCAGAAAATGCGGAGCGTGGATCTCGCCGTCCCGCACGGCGCGGGCGTATTCCAGCTTCGCCTTGTAGATCCCAACCGGATCGTCGTCCGACTCGGTTGTGATCGAGATAACCATCCCTTCCGGCCGAGATGCCTGTCCACCGGTGGCTTCGAGCATCAGGTCCTCAGCGCCCTTCCGCTGCGCGAGCAACCACAGCTCTTCGAAGATCACGAATGCCCAGATCTTGCCAGCGATAGTGTCCGTGTCTGCGGCGTATACCCGGCACGACATCCCCGTAACGCGATGCGTCACCGTGCGGATGTTCTGCTGGATGTGGAACAACTCGGCCATCTCAGGGTCCGCAGTGATCGCGTCCCGGATTGGTTTGAAGACGTTGTCCGCTCCTTCCTTCGTCGGAGCGATCACTGCGCCTTCGTTTGACTGCCGCCAGTTCAGCACCATCAGAGACAGCATCAAGCCGGCCGCGATGCCGGACTTCCAGTTCTTCTTGGGTACCTTCAGCAGAATCTCGCGAATCAACCGCTCGCCGGTGTCCACGTCATATGCGCCATGGACGTTGGCAGCGATCTCTGTAATCCATGGCCGGCATATCTGACCGTAGGTCGGCGCTACTGGTCGCCCGAGTTCGTCCACCTCGTTTGCCGGGTTCGGGATGCCGACAGCCCGCAGACTGTTGAATACCTCCAGCCCAAGGCGCGCCTGCTCCGGGAAGATCGGAGCGCATGGCATCAACGAGCGACCATTCTTGATTCGCTCCCGCCAATCCGGGCAACTTGTTGACCAGGCGGGCGTCATTTGACCGCCACCAATTTGGGCCGGGTGGGTGCGGGCATGGGTGCCAGCGAGCGCGCTCCCATGGTCGCCTTCGCCGCCGCCGATGCCTGCTCCTTCTTGCCCATCGGAAGGCCACTCTTACCAACCTTCTTCAGCGCAAGCGCTGCCGCCATTCGATCCTTGAAATCAGCATTGACGTCCTTCATCACCGCCCGGAGAAATTCATCTGGGTCGTCTGTCTGATAACCCTTCGCTCGCGTCTTCCGCGACGGCCGCGGTTTCGGCCCAGTTCCAGGGCGGGCGCCACCACCGCCCTTCATCCCCTTTACGCCGGCCATTTTGAATACCTCAAATCAGAAAAAAATCACGGATGCGAGGGGACGCGGTGTCCGGCAGTGACGCCTCCAGACTTTGACCCTCCCCCCTCCGTTCAGGTTCAGGTTCGGATTCACGTTCAGGTTCCACGCGACTCGTTCAGCTTCGCGATGTCGCTCGACATCACCACCGGCCTGCGCCTCTACGTGCCTCTGCCTGCGTCTTCACCTTGTGGTGCTCGCTGTTGATGGCACGCAGGTTGTCCGGATGGTCAGTGCCGCCTTCTGCCTTCGGGGTGATGTGGTCCACCTCATTGGCCGGTGCCCGCATCAGCAGCGGCTTGGCCTCGCACTCGTCGCACCTGCACAGGTACTTGTCCCTAAGCAGGATCTGATCCCTGAGCCGACGCCACGGCCGACCGCCTCGCCCCTGCCCGTACCTGGGCACCACCGGTGCGTTGGGTTTGATGCGACTGGGTGCGCTGGCGATACGCGGGGCCAGTGTGGTGATGCGAGCCATCACGGAACCCTGCGCGTGAGCGACGAGCTGGCGAGGTCGCTGGTATCCACGCTTACGCCGGCAAGCCGCAGGAGCAACCGACGCCACCACGACATGGGTGGCCTGTTCTCCACCACCACCACCATGCCCGGCATTACCGGCACCTGGGCATAGCACTCGATGTGTGCCCGCCATACGTCATTGACCTCTGCCACCAGTACGACCCGGACGACGCCCTTCATCTCCTGCCCATCCACCAGCACCTTTGTGCCGCGAGTCAGGGTGACGCCAGTCTGCTCATCGACCTGGGCCGGAACGATAGTGACTGTGCCCATCAGCCCAAGCTCTGCGATTGATCGCGATCACCAGGCACCACCTCACCATCCAGCGAGGTGGCCGGGGTGTCCTGCTCTTCGTCGCCCTCGGCTGCCAAGGAAGCGACCAGTGCATCCAGCTGCTGCTCAATGCGATCCAGCTGATCACAGCGACACTTCCTGACCCCATGGGGGAGTACGACCACCCGCTGCCCAGCGAAGCCCCGCTCCAGCTCGGCCCGAAGATGCGCCCTTTGTTCGTCGGAAAGATGCTCGTCGACCTCGAAGACCACCGGCCTTTCCAGTTCACTGTCCATCACTGCCTCCTGGTACCGGCTTGCCCTGCACTTGCTCGATGGCGTCGAACTGGGCCTCGTACTGCAGCAGGCAGCGCTTGCGGCCGTTGGCCACGCTGAACACTGCCGAGGGCTTGCCATCCTTCACCCACTGGCAGCGCCGGGTCAGCGCACCATCGATGGGAACGAACGTTGCCACCGGCACTTCCATCACCACCGGTGCCGGCAGGTTGTTCTTCTGCGGCGCGGACTGGCAACCAGCCAGCACCAGCACCGCGGCGATCAGCAGCATGCGCATCTCAATACCCCACCAGGCCGGGACAGGCCGAATCCAGTAGTTCCAGCGTGGCCTGGCATGTGTCCGGCCGGGCCTGGTAACGGTCGCGCCAACTGGCTGCGTCCTTCTCCGTCACCTCGATCTTGTTGGCCAAGCCTTCCAGTGCGCGGGCGCTCTCGGCCTTCAGAACTTCCAGCTTGGCCGCTTCTGCGCGTAGGGTTGCTGCCACCTCGGCAAGCCGGGCATCGCGTGCATCCACGTCTGCCTGCAGTCGGCTGGCATCAGCCTTCCAGTCGGCCTGTACCTTGATCACCTGGGCGCTCAGCTCCCTGATGCGCTGCTCCTTCTCGTAGGCTGTCAGCCCCGAGACCATGCAGCCGAACGCCAGCACCGCACAGCACACCTTCACCACACTGCCGGGCTTGCGCAGCCACTTGGCCACGTCCGTCAGCCACCCCAGCACCAGGTCCCACAGGGCCTTCAACAGTCGAATCGCACTCATGGCTTATCGCCTCCGATGCCGCCGGTGATGCGCTCGATGACCTTCAGGTACTTGGGCAACAGCCGGCGGATGAACACCCCTGAGATTCCTGCCAGCGGCAACTGAGGCGCGCCGGCCAATTCCTTCCAGAAGGCCGCAGCCACTGCGATCAACCAGGCCGCCAGTACGGCGTAACCGAGGATCGCAACGGCAAGGGCCAGCAGCCTGGTACCGGACTGCAGCCAGCGATGCCCGCGCTGCCGTCCAGCATCTGCCGAGACACGCTCGGCATCCTTCTCCGGGAGCAGCAGCACGCCAATCAGCGCGCCGGCGATCGACACCATCAGCACCGACTGCGGCACGCCCAGGATCATCCGCTCGGCTTCGCGTATGGCATCGGCCGTTGCCGGCGCCACTACCGCGGCGGTGAATGCACCCACCAGCAGCTTGAAGGTGCTGACCGGCTCGGTCACTGGATGCCCGCCCGATAGACCGTCTTACCCTTCTCAGCCGTCGCCGTGAGCTGCTGTCGCCGATGGCGCGGCCCGTAGGACACGTGCACCCAACTGCCGAACTCTTCGATCACCTGGTCAAACGGCAACCCTAGCTCCACGATCTTCTTGGCCAGCTCCACCGAGCTCATGCCCGGGACGTGGATGTCGGCGGCTTGGCCAAGCCGGTGCTGGCTGGTCGCCGTACCGCCGACGGCCCGGTTCACCGCTTCCGACCGGAAGGCCGAGTTCACCCGAACCGGCTTACCAAGGGCGTCGCGCAGCGGTTGCAGAACCTTCTCGGCCAGCATGCGCAGGTTCGCGATCTCTCCCTCGGTGGGCACGTTCGGCAGGTTGCGACCAGTGGCCGTCAGCTCGGCCAGACTGAAGTTGGCAGTGAGCTGCATTGCGGCCTCTCTGGGTAATAGGTGCCCGTCACCGCAGCCGGCTGGCTTCGATGATTGGTCCGGTAAGGGTGGACGGGCATAGAGGGCCGATCACCACCGCTGGCTGGCACCGGCCTCCCTCATGGAGGAAGCCACACACCGCCCAGGTGTGGAGTGCCAACCCCCGGGCGCCTCACGGCGGGCGGGGCGATGGGTGATCGGGGAAAGCAGCAAAGAAAAAGCCCCGACACATGGCCGGGGCTCGTCTTCAGACAGCGCTGCTACGGTGCCTAGTCTTTAGGCAACTTTGTCTAGACGCAATACCTTGCAGAGAGATCGCACCGCTTCGAGGTCCATGTGCTTCCAGCGCGTCTCCGATAACCCGAGTGTCGCGATGACGTGTCGGGTCGCGTCAGCCATAGCGGCCTTGTGCTCTGTGTTCTGAAAATTCAGGCGAAACCACTCCCCTTGCGTGTGGTATCGAGCCAAACGCTGGTGGAACATCTTCTCCGCCTCTCGGCACCGGCCGCCAGGAAGATCCATGTAGGCCACGTCCGTTATGGGCATGGGGCAACCGGTCTGCACACCACTCACGCGCGTCGCCAAATCTCCTGTGATGCCGATTTTGCAGAAACTATCGCCGCAGCATGTTTCGGCGATCATCATGTAAACACACCACTTCATGCCGCCTTCTCCTTCGAAAGCTGCCCAATTACAAACGCCTTTCCGATGGCGAGATAGTCGTAGTACGTCGGGCGCTTGATATCGATACCCATGCGCCTGAGATTCTGGAGCTTCACCTCGATTGGCGCGCTCTTGAGGAAATACTCGCAGCGCAGCGTGCGCGCCGGCCGGATGTACCCGATCGACTCCATCGTCTGCACTGCGGCCTCTACTTCATCCGCAAGGGTGTTGATGGGCACCGGGATGAAGCCCCTGCTACTGGGCATGAACCCCTGGTGCTCGATCAGCGACTGCAGAATGTTCCGACTGGCGAAGCCAATGTCCTCGTAACGACTTCCGCCGTACTCCTCGGCCCAATGGACCAGCCTGGCCTCGAGTTGTTTTTTATCCATAGGCCACCTCACTTCGCATCGCGCAGCCCCTCCATTACCTTTCCATCGAACTCGAATTTGGGCAACTTCCGATCAACCAGGCAGCCGCCCTGCCGTGCCGGCTGCCGCTGGCAGTGGTACACGCCGTCGGTGATTTCCCGGTACCGGCAACCGAAGCAAGGCCCATGGCGGAGCTTGCCGGCTCGGTAGCGCTTCCACATGCGGTCAGTGCTGTTCGTCAAGGCGCTTCCTCGGATGCCAGCAGGTCATCCAGCACTATGCCGATCAGGTCATCTACGTTGCGGATCGGGCGCATGGGCTCGCCCTTCAGGCTCGCGCTCGACGGCGATTCGCCGAGGCGCACCTCGCTCCACCACCATTCAAGCCAACCACCTATGTTCCAAGCCCGATCAAGCGCATTGATGTAGCCGCCGATCAGATCCCATGCAGCCTTCCGCAACGGTGATTCGCGCGTGATGTCCAGCACTTCATCCAGCAGGTCCATGCGGGACTCCATAGCCCAAGCAAGCTCGTTGAAGTTTCGGATGTCAGCTATCAGCTGCTCTCGCTTCAAGGCGTCCATCAAGCAGCAACCCCGTCCAGCAGCGACGGTGCAGCAGCGAGGAACTCGATCTCGACCTCAACGCGCGCGCCCTTCTCGTCCGGCTCCATCCGCTCCTGCAGGATGCGGCGGTGCTTTTTGTCGTCCACCCAGGCCACGCCGTTCAGAGCATCGGACAGCACCTTCTCGCAGTTGCCTAGATCGATGCACTGGACGGTGTCATCCCAGTTGTACGGGTCCTTGCGCGCGCGTTTCGCCCAATCCTGCGGCCGGTGTGGATACAGGCGGATGGTCAGGTTGACCCGGCCAGCGTGCGGCTGACGAATACCGGCGGCACGTGCGATGGCTGCCACCGCGGCCTTGTACTGCTTGGCCTCGTCGGTCACGTAGGTTATGGCCAGCGGCTTCGGCTTCTTCGGGATCACTCGCGTGGCCCAGTACCGGTTACTGGAAATGGGGTACGGAAGGATCAGGGTGATCATGCTGCTTTCCTCTTGTTGAGCCGCTCCAAGGTCACGTTCAGAGCCTTCAGTTCGTCCATCTTCATGACCGTCCACATGCGCTTCTGGCCGTGCCAGCCGTTGAAGCTGCCTTGGTGGCAGTCCTTGCACAGGGCCACGGTCGTGAAGTGCTGGCCTTGGTTGATGTGGTGGGCGTCACTGGGCGGCGGCGCATCGCAGACGCTGCAGGGAAGCCACTTCACGGCCTCCATGTGCGCCGACTCGGCCGGAGTGATGGCCTTGGCGTTCTTGGTGCGCATCAGTGCACGCTCCTGCGAATACCGCGGCGACTCGCTTCCTGGGAAAACGCTACGGCTGCAGCGAAGCAGGCCTCATGCCACTCGGAGTTCGGTGCTGTCTCGGCAGCTTGGGCCAGATCAGTGGCAACAGTGTCCAACCAGGCCAGCAACTCTTGATCCGTCAATACCTGAACGTTCATGCTGCCGCCCTTTCGCCCTGCCGCAGTCGAGCCGCGTAGCTCTCGGCCTCGGCGCGCGTCCGAAACCAAAGCGACTCCCAGACGATGTCGCCACTGACAATCCCGTTGACGATCCAGCTGTTGGCGTAACCCCAGACGACGTAGCGCATTACGCAACCCTCCGATTCGTCCCAGCCATCTCCCAGAACTCGGCGCGCACCGCGTCGAGCATCACGTGGGTGTAGCGCTTACCGATGTGCTCGGTGATGCCATCGAACAGCATCTGAAACCGGTCCTGTTCCATCTCGTCGAATGACAGGCTCTCGGCCTGCATCACCATCAACCGGCCCAGCCCGGGGATGTCCATTTCCATTTCTTCGCAGCAGGTGCCGGACTCGCGCTGCAGGCGCTTGACCGCGTCGTGGCTGCCCATCTGCTCCCAGCCTTCCACGTTGTCGACCATCAGCTGCCCGATCTTGTGGATCAGGCGGTGCTGCCATTCCTCGCGCGGCTGCTTGAGCTCGGCGCGCACCTCGCGGCCGATGTGGAACTTGCGCTCCCGCAGCAGGCGGGCGTCGACCTCGTTCGCCGGCACCAGGCACCCGACCAGCTCACCGGTATCTGGGTCGCGCAACTTGCGCACCATCAGGTACACCGGCCGGCGGGCGCGCTTGGCGCGGATCTTCTTTGCTGCTGGGGTGAGGGTCATCGGTCAGCTCCTGCAGCCAGATCCTTTCCACTGCGGCGGCGTCCAGGCACATCGAAACCGTCGTCGTCATCGCCGTTGCGCGACACAGTGCGGGGTGAGTAGTTCGGCTTGTCGCCGAAGTAGTTCTCGAACCGACTGCATTGCAGGTCGTGCCGCAGGTATGCCGTGCCGGTCTCGCCCTGCCGGTTCTTGGCCAGGATGAACTCCGACACGCCCGGGGCGCCGCAAGCATCCTTGGTGTAGTAGTCATCGCGGTAGAGCATCGCGATCACGTCGGCGTCCTGCTCGATAGCGCCGGACTCGCGCAGGTCGGCCATGCCAGGCCGCTTGTCGGTTCGCGCCTCCACGCCGCGGTTGAGCTGCGACAACGCGATCACCGGGCACTGCAGGTTCTTGGCCAACTGTTTCAGCGCACGCGAGATATAGGACACCTCTTCCGTCCGGTTGCCCGCCTTGGCCGGGCCGGACACCAGCTGCAGGTAGTCCAGTGCGATCAGGCCCAGCCCACCCTTGACCTTGGCATGCATGCGCGAGGCGCGCGCCACAAGCGCATCCACCGGCAGCGAGCCGCAATCATCAATGGCAAGCGACAGGCCCTGCAGGTGGTTTCGTGCAATGGACAGCTTGTGCCAGTCGTCGTTGGTCAACTCGCCTTTGACGCGCATGCGGGACAGCGGCACGCCGGAATGCAGACTCATCAGCCGGCCCAGCAGCTGCCGGCGGCTCATTTCCAGGCTGAACACTGCAACGTGCCTGCCCTGCTCTGCCGCGTTGTAGCACCACTCCAGCATGTTGGCCGTCTTGCCCATCGACGGGCGTGCGGCCAGCACCATCAGGTCGGTCGGTTCGAGGCCCGGCAGCTTCTGTGCGACGTTCTTCCACGGCGGCACCAAGCCCAGCTCGGCTGTGCCGTTGTAGCGCGCCTCCATTTCCTCCCACATGCCCTGCATGTCGCCGCGCACCAGCACCAGTCCACCAGCGCCACTGGACTGCACGGTCAGGCTGGCGAACTTCGATGCAGCACCGGCCACCACTGCGTCTGCGTCGGCGTCAGCTGCTTCGTAGGCCTCATTGACCACCGTGGTGGCCACCTCGATCGTGCCGCGAAGCACGGCCTTGTTCCGCACCACCTGGGCATAGGCCCGGATGTTGGCTGCCGACGGCACTGTGGATGACAGCTCGATCAGGTACGCGCCGTTGTCGACCAGATCCAGCTTGCCTGCATTCTCGAACCAGTTGCCCAGCAGCACCGCGTCGAAGGGCTGCTCACGGTCGGCAAGGTCGCAGATAGCTTCGAAGATCAGCTGGTGGTCGCGACGGTAGAAGTCGTCGGCCTTCAGCAGGTCGCGGACATCGCGCAGCGCCTCGGGGGCAAGCATCAGCCCGCCCAGCACCGACTGTTCGGATTCCACGGCGTGCGGCGGCATTCGCGCGGCCTCAGTTGGCCGGCTATTCCAGGTGCTGGCTGCTTCAGCCATCTGAGCATCGCGCCCGTCGAGGTAACGGGATTCGGCGTCGTGGTCGCGCAGATCGCTCATGCGGCCTCTCCCATCTCGCGGGCACGCTCGGCGTCCCACTCCAGCATCAGCTGCTTGCCGGCGGTGGTCAGCGTGCAGCCGCCCACGTCAGCGATGAACCACAGGCCCAGCCAGTTCCGACGGATGCAGTCGCGGTAGTGGGTGCGCCAGTCCTTCTTCCGCTTGCCGCTGGTCAGGTGCTTGCGCGAGAACTCGCGCCACGCCAGCCGCAGGAAGTCCTTGGGGATACCCACGTCCCGAGCAAATCCGAAAATCGGGTCATCAGTGCGGATCGCCTTTTCGCCAGCGTCGTGGCAAGCGTCGAGAAACTGGGGGAAGGTCACCTCTTCCCGCTTCGGTCGTTTCGACTTTCCACCCGCAGCGTTGCCCCCCTCGGGGGCTACGGGGGGCTTCTGTGTTAATTGGGGTGTTAATACTGGGGTGTTAGGGTCGCCCTGTGCGACTAGGGGTGGTCGTCCTGTGCGACTAGGGTGGTCGTTCTCTGCGACTAGGGGTGGTTGCTCTGTGCGACTACCCTGGTCGTCCTGCGCGACCACCGGGAAGGAAATCAGGTAGGTGTTGGAGTCCGCTTCAAGGCGACCCGAAGACCCATTCAGGCGAACCCGATTTCGCTTCTGAAGCCACCCAGCTGCCACTGCAGCTTCGACGTGGCGAATGACCGTCGCCCGGTTCAACGAAGCACCGGACGCAATGGTCTTGTACGACGGGAAGGCACCATCGCCGTGCTGGTTCATGTAGGTCCCGATCACCAGCAGAACCAACTTGGTGGTCCCTTCCAGATTGGACTTGGTGACAGCGGCCTGCCAGGAGAACTGAACGCTCATTACGCCCTGCCCTCCAGCACCATCAGGCAGCCGGCCAAATGCCAGCGGTACCGGACGCAGATCAGTGCACGTTCGAGCCAGTTCATGCCGCAGCCCTCGCTTCGCACATCTCCCGCAGCTTGGACATCAGCTGCATGCTCACGGCCTGGCGCTCCATCTCAGCAGCAAGTACAGCTTTCAGCTCGTTGGGCGTGATGACGCCGTCGCCGAGCGCTTCTTCCAGCACTCGGTCGACCTCGCCTTCTGCGCTGTTGGCCTTGAGCAGGCGCTGCATCAGGGAGCCGTGACCACCCTCGGCGCCGATCTTGTGCAGCTGGTAGCCGTGGTTGTTGGCCAGGGCGAACAGAATGCGGTGATCGCCAGTCAGGCCCATGAGGCGGTCAGCCTCGGCGAGCGACAGGTGGTGCGTCGTGGTGTTCGGGTTGACCTTGCTGTTGAGCACAGCTTCGGACATCGGCACGCGCTCGCCATCCTTGTTCAAGCGCGTCAGGCGCTCAGCCAGAGGGCCAGCGCCACCGGGATAGTCGTGGACGGTATCGAAAGCAGCATCGAGGACGTTCATGGGCGGTCTCTGAAAACGTGGTTTGCGTTACGTCGCCGTCGCAAGCTGCGAGGCATGGAGAAGATCAAGTCGCGGAAGGAACCGAAGCCGATGCCGGCAGGGGTCGTGAAACTGGTGTGGGCCGGGGATCGGGCCTATGCCCTGAGCTGGGAGAACGGACGGGTGACGCAGCGAGCGCTGCGGATGCCCCGTCGTGGCCGGCAGCTTCTGCCTGGCGTGGTCCTGCCCTTCCCGGCGGCTCAGTAGGTGGCCGGTAAAGGCGCCGCCCTCCTTGCGATAGGCTGTGGTCACCACACGCAAAGCCCGCAAGGAGGGCGACATGGAAGATTTCACCCGCCAACAATTCCCGTTCGAGATTGGCAACGAGGTCAACATCAACAATCGCCAGCCGACGACAGTCACGGTTCGGTTTGGTTTTACGAACGGGTCACGAGTCACGGTCAGCCTGCCCCCGACCGGTGTTGTTACGTTCGTCTCGCAGGGGGACATCACCAGTGTGGATGTCGACATCAACGTGGACGGACCCCTTGGTCCGAGACGCATCGAGTAAATCAATGTGCACCGCCCCATCCGGCGAGATACGCCGGATGGCTTGGAAGCCTGCCGGAATGGAGACCGCAGCCATCAGGCCGCCTCCCCTTGCTGGGCTGGGCCGAAGACGTCGGGGCGCAGCTCGTGGCGGGAGACACCAGTCGCGGATTCGATGGCAATCACGCGCTCGACAGGAATCTTCTTCCTGTCGTACCACCCGGAAATCGAGGGCGACTTGATGCCAAGGGCGTTCGCAAGAGCCAGCTGGCTGCCTACGGCTTCTACTGCTCGGTCGAGGGCTGTCATGTCCATAGCTCCATTAGCTCACGGCTAACGCATAAATGCAAGCCACCAGCTAACCGAAGCCGGTTAGCGTTCCACTAACATTCAATCCATGGACATCCGTGAAATCAGGCACCGCAACTTCACAGCGCTCATTGAGGGCTTGGAGCGTCTGGGTGTAACCAAGAGGCGAGATCAGGGTGCGCGACTGGGAGGATTCTTGTCCGCGTCGTATGTCTCTCAGCTCCTTGGGGGTAAATACATGGGCGATGACGTAGCGCGAAAGATCAGCGAGGCACTTGGCCACGAGCGCGGCTGGATGGATCAGCCTCACTGGTCAGCAGATGACGTTGATATCCCAGTCTTAGAAACTGCGACCCGCCCTGGCTATGTTCGCCTCCAACTTTTTGATGGAGCTGCGGGCATGGGGGCTGGCGTCGTCAATCAAGACTTTCCAGAGGTAATGCAAGTGATGGAGGTGGCCGAATGGGAGGTTCGGCGCAAGCTTGGATTCTTGCCGAAGCCTGGCCGCATCCAGATCATTACCGGCAGGGGGCCGTCGATGCGGCCAAAGATCGAGGATGGGGACATAGTCTGGATTGATACTTGCATCGATTTTTTCGATGGTGACGACTACTACCTCATCAGCTACGACGACGAAACGCAGATAAAAATGCTGCAGAAGCGGGTTGACGGCCTGTATGTCGTCAGTGCGAATGCAGAATTCAAGGAATGGAAGTGCAGTCCCAATGACATATCAATTCGCGGGAAGGCTTTAGTTCACGCCGGATTTAGGCGTTTCTAGCGATCAGATTTCTACAACGGCCACGAAGCCACCACAGGGGAAAGCAAGGATGAAGAAAGTTCTATTGGCTGCGGTAATCGCAGTCTCGCTCGCCGCGTGCTCTACGAACCCGCCACTTAATTTTTCGGTCCCGAACGTTGGCGTATCCGTAAAGAAGGTTGACGCGGAACTGAAATCACTCACCGTCTCGCTCGCGCGGCCCGACGAAGCCAAAGGCAAGATTCCTGCTCAGGCACAGCACGAAGTTCCACAGATGTGGCAGAACGCACTGACTGAAGCCCTTAACAAGATGGCAATCTTCCGCGACGATGCCCCGCGCAAGCTGAGCCTTAGCGTGAAGATTCTCGCGATCGACATTCCATCTTTTGGTGCGTCAATGACGACCAAGACAATCGCTCGCTATGAGCTAATTGATCGAGCCGACGGCAGCATTGTTTACACGCAGGATGTCTCTGCTGATGGCGAAGTTCCATTCAACTTCGCGTTTGCAGGGATCGTTCGTGCTCGTGAATCGATCAGTCGCTCAGCACAAAACAACATTGCTCAATTCCTGCAAGCACTAGAGACGGTTGATACTAGCAAGCCGATGTTCCCGAGCCAGCAGGAAGTAAGCCCGTGAGACTTCTGGCCATATCTTTGGCGTTAGCTATCGCCACTGCTGCGTGCACGCCAAACGTTCGCACGGATAGCTACTCCATAGGGTCGGTTGGACAGGTCAACCGCACGGTTGCAGGCACGGTGGTCAGTGTTCGTCCAGTTGCAATTGACGGAACACGGGGCGGCGGCGCGGCAGCTGGTGCGGCAGCCGGCGGCGTAGCGGGATCCCAGGTGGGCGGCAGCGATGCCGCCGGTGCCATTGGAGCAATCGGCGGCATAGTGGTCGGAGCGCTCGCAGGCGCAGCAATAGAGAGATCTGCTTCACAAACGGCAGGGCTGGAGTACGTCGTGCAAACTGAAAACGGGAACCTCATGACTGTCGTGCAAGGGGCTGACCCTCTCTTTCCTGAGGGCGCCAAGGTCTTGGTGCTTTACGGCTCCCCTTCTAGGGTTATTGCAGACCCGCGCAACAAGTGATGCCCTAGACACCCCGGTTCGCCGGGGTTTCTTTCGCCTGCAAAAAAATAATTAGCTGGTAGCTATTGACTAAACGTTAGCTGCGAACTAACGTAGCCCCAACGCCCCACGACACCCCCATTCGGGGAGGGGCTTGGAGACAAGGCCGATGGCCACCGCCCACGACCACTGGAAGACCACCGACGACCGGATCAGCGACCGTGAGCAAGCCCGGGCTGAGTTCGTCGCCGAGCGCACCGCAGAACTGACCGAGCAGCGCCTGAAGAATGAGGACCTGGTCGCCGGGGCCCTGAGCGAACACATCGGCTACGAGGAAGGCGGCGAAGCCCTGCTGAAATCGCTGGCCCGGTTCCGTTCGGCCTATCACCTTGCACAGACCGACTGCGGCATTGCCGAGGCAGCGCGCCTGCTGGCTCTGGATCTGGACGAAGCGGCCAAGGGCCCCATCGCTCGCGATGCAAGCACCGACGCTGAGCACGAAGCGTTCAAGGCAGAGCAGGCCGGGCAGGAAGCGTGCTACGGGGTGGCGGCATGATCGACATGACCCACGTCAATGCGTACTGCGCCAAGCAGCGCGAGGTAATTGGATACAAGGCATGCAACAGCTGCGTCTTGGTCAACGCTTGCCACAAGGCAAACAATCCGCTGACGCAGGCAAGCCTTGAGAGCTGGAAGCAAGGCCTGGTTGATGCGCTCGCTGCAAACGTGCAGCAGGTGGCCGCATGACCGCCAACAAGCACACGCCAGTCATCAAGTCACTCCGCGACGGTATCGCTTGGAGCCTTCGCCTTGAGCGTGGCGCAAGTCGGCGCGCCCGATATTTCGAACGTCGCGCAATGAATCCGCGCAACCCGAACCGTGCAGCATCTGCTCGGGTAGCTGCTGGCTATCAGGGAGACGCTGCGAAAGACCGCCGCCGCATTGCCGAACTGCGCGCTGAGCTGGAGAGCGTCAAGGCAACCGGAGGTGCGGCATGACCATGCGCCGCTTCAATGCCTGGCTGCACTGCTTCGCCAAGTCGCGGGAATACAGCGCCCTGCTCTACATGGGCTGGCTGATCGTCGCTGCGTGCGTCCCGTTCGCGCTGATACGCCTGCTGCTGATCGCGGAGGCGCTGTCGTGATCCGCCTCGCCGTCTACGGCCTCCTGCTGGCCTTCTTCGCCGACATGCTGCGCAAGGCCTTGATGGTGCGCGCCGACTCGTTCGTGCTGCCGCTGTTGGCCATTTGCATCTGGCTGCTGGCGCTGATCGTCCGCCGCTGGCGGCACCTGCACCGCCGACTGACCCGCAACCGCACCGGCTTCATCCGTCCGCGCTTCCCAGCACAGAGCAAGCGCGACATCCGCTGATCCCCGAATCCGCCCGCCCATCCCCTCGGGCGGTACCGCGGCAACTGGCCTCCCCACCACGCGCCGCTGACAGCCCGGAAAGACGGGCACCTATTCCCATAACGCCGCACTGCCGGCGACCGCCCGCGAAGGAACTGCCATGTCCGAATCCCTTATTCCCCTGGAATCCGTCAACGCCGTCGAGGTCTTCACCGGCGGCAAGCTGGACGACCTGCTGGCGCGCATCCGCGCCGAGGCCGTAACGCTGGTTCCCGATCTCAGCAGCGTAGCCAGCCGCAAGGAAATCGCTTCTGTTGCGTACAAGGTCGCGCGCTCGAAGACCGCCATTGATGACGCCGGCAAGGCGCTGGTGGCCGACCTGAAGAAGCAGACCGGTGACATCGATGCGGCCCGCAAGAAGGCCCGCGACACGCTCGACGCGCTGCGCGACGAAGTCCGCAAGCCGCTGACCGATTGGGAGGCTGAGCAGGAGCGCATCGAGCAGGAGCGCAAGGACGCTGAAGAGCGCGCCCGTGCCGAAGCCGAAGCTGCGCGCCTGGCCGAGATCGCCCGCAAGGAAGAAGAGATCCGCGCCCGCGAGGAAGCTGTGCGCGCAGCCGAGGAAGCTGAGCGCCAACGCATCGCAGCCGAACAGGCCGAGCGTGACCGCGTGGAGCGCGAAACCCGCCTGCAGGCCGAGGCTGCCGCGAATGCAAAGCGCGAAGCCGCCGAAGCGGTGGAGCGTGCCGAACGCGAGGCTCGCGAAGCGAAGGAGCGCGCAACCCGTGAGGCTGCCGAAGCCGAGCAGCGTGCGAAGGACGCGGCTGAGCGCGCAGAACGTGAGAAGGCCGAAGCCGTTGCCGCCGCCGAACGCCGCGCCCAGGAGGAAGCCGGCCGCATCGAGCGCGAGCGCCAGGCAGCAGCCGATGCGCAGCGCAAGGCCGACGAAGCCCGCGCCGCCGATGTTGAGCACCGCCGAACCATCAACCGCACTGCTGTTGCGGCCCTCGTCGCTGCAGGCCTCTCCGATGAGGCCGCTGCCACCGCTATCACTGCCATCGTGCAGGGCAAGGTCCCGGCCGTGGCCATCCGCTACTGAGGTCCCCATGAACCAGATGACCACTCGCGCCAATGGCGGCGCACTGATCACCGGCGAGCAGGCCGAAGCAATCCGCCGCGCACTGAAATCCAGCCTCTACCCGGGCGCCAGCGATGACTCCATCGAGATGGTCCTGAGCTATTGCCAAGCTGCAGGGCTGGACCCCATGACCAAGCCGGTACACATCGTGCCGATGAAGGTTTCGACCGGCCGCAAGAATGCGGATGGCTGGGACATCAAGGAGGATCGCGATGTTGTCATGCCCGGTATCGGTCTCTACCGCATCAACGCCGCGCGCACCGGCCAGTACGCTGGCTGCAGTGAGCCCGAGTTCGGCCCGATCCGCACGATGGAGATGGACCGCGAGGTCTGGGGGGAAGGTGCCAACGGTCGCCGGCAGAAGACGCTGAAGCCATTTCAGCTGCAGTACCCGGAATGGTGCCGAGTCACCGTGCGCAAGTTGCTGGGAAGCCAGGTTGTCGAGTTTTCGGTCAAGGAATACTGGCTGGAGAACTACGCCTCAAAGAGCGATGGCACCCCCAACGCCATGTGGGAGAAGCGCGCGTTCGGGCAGCTGGCCAAGTGCGCTGAAGCCCAGGCGCTGCGCAAGGCGTTCCCCGAAGCCGTTGGCTCCCAGCCCACCGCCGAGGAGATGGAAGGCAAGGACATCATCGAGGGCGAGACGATCCGTGCAGAGCGCCGCCCCGCTGCTGGCGCCATCACTCGCCAGGCACCGGCCGAGCCGGAAGACACCGAAGAGCGCCGCAAGCTGTACGCCAGTCTGCAGGCCTTCGCTGAGGCTGGCCTGGACGAGTACCAGGGCGCGTGGGGCCGGCTCTCCAAAGAGCAGCGCGCCATGATCGGCACCAGTGGCCACGAGGCGCTGAAGGCCATCGCGCTGAACGCCGGCGCCGAGGATGTCGCTGATAGCGCGGTCGCCGCCGAAGAGGTGCCGCTGTGATCCTCGTCAACTGCGACCAGGGCAGCGAGGCGTGGCACCGCGCCCGCGCCGGCGTGATCACCGCCAGCATGTTTGCCACCGCACGCACGCGCGTCGGTGAGCTGGACGACCGCCAGCGGGCTTATGTCGACTCCGTGCTGTCTGGCATGTCCGAGAAGATCGCCGCAGAACGCGCCGGCTACAAGGTCCTGCCCAAGTCCGCGATCATCGAGCGTGCACTGGCCGGCGAGCCCATCGGCGACTTCGGCGAGGTGGCCAAGAACTACGCCTTCCGCCTGGCCATCGAACGCATCAGCGGGGAGCCGCTGGACGAGGGTTTCGAGACGTTCGCCATGCGTCGTGGCCACGAATTGGAGCCGGCCGCCCGCGCGGAGCATGAGGTGCAGTCCGGCCTGATCGTGCAGCGTGCTGGTTTCGTTCTGAGCGAAGACGGTGCCTATGGCTGCTCTGCCGATGGATTCATCGGCGAGGACGGCGGTTCGGAATACAAGTGCTTCATCAACCCCGAGAAGCTGCGCGCCTTCCACATCGACAACGATGCTAGCGAGGTGTTCGAGCAGGCCCAGGGCTGCATGTGGCTGACCAATCGCAAGTGGTGGCACATCGGCCTGTACTGCCCTGCCCTCGCCGCCGTCGGCCGGCAGCTGTGGTGGCGCCGGTTCGAGCGTGACGACGCCTACATCGAGAAGCTGCAGGACGACCTTGCCAGCTTCAGGGCAATGGTGGACGGCTTTGAGAACCAGCTGAAGCAGGAGGCCGCCTGACATGCGCGGCATCCCGACCACCCGCTACGTCATGCCGCATCACCGCAAGAACTGCACGGCTGCTGCCGCCGCTCGCTACGCCCACGTTGTCGAGGGAAAGCTGGTCACCACCGGCCAGATCGCAAAGCGCATCGGCATCCACGAAGAAACCGCACTCAGGCGCGCAAAGCGTGGCCCGTTCCCGCTGACCTGGGAAGGGCTCGCAATCCATGGGAGGAACATGCAGTGAACAGCAATGCATTTTCAGCAGCAGACATGACCACCGCAGCGGCAAACGGGCATCGCGACGGCTATCAGGCTGGGTACGCGGATGCGGTGAAGGCATTCGAGGCCAGCAATCCCGCCGCAGCGCAGGAGGCGGTGGCTTACCGCCTGGAAGTGCAGACGGAAGGGGTTGAGCCGTTCACACAGTACGTGACGGATCACGCCTTTATCGCCACATTGCGTAATGCCGGATGCCAAGTTAACGCAACGGCGCTATATGAAACCGCCCCCGTCACCGCAGCGCCGGTTGCCGATACCCGACTCGCAAACTGGATCATTGCAGCAGTCGGCGACATTCCGTACAGCACGATGACGAGTGGGCAGGTCATTGACGCCCTCAGAACAAACCGCCACGTGTACGAGGGCAATGAGGGCTGTGGAACGTACTACAAGGGCGACAACACCCCCGCAGCGCCGGGGATCGACCTTGAACAGTTCCGCGAGGCTGTGGCGCATTGGAAGCGTGATCTGCATGACGACTACAAGGGCGGTCACATCCATGACGGCGGTGAGGCGATGAGAAAGGCCGAGCATCTATTGGCCCTGATCGGCGCCAGCCCCAAGGGGGGCAGCACTGATGTTGAGCCGAAGATTTGGGGAACGCAAAAGCCGGGAAGCATGCCGAAGCTGTTCGGTGCGCACCACATCGCTGAGCTGAACTGGTATCCGGACGAAGGCTACGACCTGATCTGCATGCAGGTTGTCGAGCGATTGCAGGCCACCAGCGCCGAGGTGGGGTCGTGAGTCGGCCGCTGATTCAGGGGTGGAATGCGCCCCCTATGGCAGAGCAGTTCCCTGATCTTCCAAAGGCAGTAACTACTCGTCTGGACGCAATCAATATCGCCATCGTGGAAATGTACGTGGATGACCTTCTGACCGATGCCCAAGTCCGCGCGATCCTAGGGAAGAAGTTCCCGGCCCTAGTTGAGCGCGAGCTTCTGAAGGTGAAGCCCACCAGCCACGGCGCGGGGGTTTCGGATGAGTAATCACGACTGTTACCGCAACCCAGCCCTGGCCTGCCCTTCCTGTGGCGAGAAAGGCGAGGTGCAGTGCACTGATGTAGCCGACGCCCGCCTGCACTTCTTTACCGATGAGGAAGGCTGCGACGTGGAAAACACGCACCACCTTGGGCCGCGAATCGCCTACTGCCACTGCAAGAACTGCGATTCCAAATGGCTGATGCTGGAGGACACCTACAATGACCGATGACCAGCAGCGCGCCAGGGAGTTGCTGGCTCAGGAGTACGAGCGTCGCGGATTGCCCCAATCTGCCCAAGATATTCGGGGAAACCGGATGGATGAGCATTTGGGCTGGGTTCGTGAGGCAAACATGGCCATCGCAGCAATCACCGCCGCCCTGCACGCCGCGCCGGAGTGGCAGCCCATCGAGACCGCGCCGGAAGGCAGGCTGGTGGTCGTCGGCTGGTTGGACACCGAAGACTCGCACTACCCAGAGAACTACGATTTCGACTATCTGGAGGATGGACTCTGGGCGAAGCACGAAGATTGCGTTGAGCATGCTCACGCAGTCGCGCCGCCCGGCAGCCAGATGCCGAAGGAACAGCCGCCATACCAGTGGTGGATGGACCTGCCTGCGTTCCCCGCCGCCCGCCCGCAGGGGGTGAAGGATGCCTAACGCCCTGCAGTTCACAGCCGAGACGATGCCGGCAGGCTGGGCTGCCTTGCTCCCATGCCCGTTCTGCAATTCGCCGGCCCGCCTGTGCATCAACCTGCGGCGCCCGCCGAGCGATGCCCCGACCGACGCCTTCGTGGAATGCCTTCGTTGCGGAAGCGCTGGCCCGCTGGTCGAGCGCGACAACATGACCCAGGAACAGATCGCCCGCTTTGTTGCCCGCAAGTGGAACCGTCGCAGCATGCACACCAATGCTGGCTGGAAGCTGCAGCGGATCGCTCAGATTCTTGGCTCGGACTACATCGGGCCAGCGGACAGCCCGCAGGAGGCGAGCGATGCGTGAGCTACTGCCTGTCCTGATCGCCTGTGAGTACAGCGATACGGTGGCCAGCGCATTTCGCGCGCGCGGGTTCGAG